ATCTCACTTAAAATTAATTATAAAAACCCTTGACATTTACTTGACAGGGTGTTACACTAGCAGTGTAGCCTATCATTATGGTTAGAACTAATGTATGTTCTTCTTCTCATCCATCATCTTCTGTAACTTCTTCTTGAACTCTTCAACAGCATCAACTGCTTTAAAGCCAGTTGCGGATTCTTTTTCTGAATTCAAATCTCTAGATTCTACAACTTCATGATAGCTATTTTCCATATTCTCTGTGGGATCAGACAAAGATACAATACCAGTCTTGTATACACGAAAGGCGGTTGAATAATCAGAACAGAAATCCCACTTCAATACTTCTAAATTCATTTGTCTGGATTCTTGGTCAGGATATCCTTGATGGATCTGAAATGGATTCATAACATCAATCCATTCGGGAGATTCGTTAGTGATCACACCAATAATGGTATCACCATTGCCAAACTTTAATATTTTACATATGTTCATAACTTATCCCTTCAAATTAATCTTATAGATTTTATAATCAAACTTCTCTTCGTTATAATATTTCATTCTTTCTACAAAATGGCTCAATGTATAATTCTGTTTGCTTCCGTGGCTCAAGTCATCTGCGATATCATACAACACAGCATTCTTTTTGTTCTCGCCAAGTCTTAGCCCACGCCCAATAGACTGTAGTGTTCTAACCTTACTCTTACTGGGCGATGCGAATATAACATTGTGTAGGTTCTTTATATTTATACCAGTAGAAAATGTACCAAATGAAGCCACAATAATAGAGTTGGTGCTTGTCTCTACGGCTTGTCTGATATCTTCTCGATCATCCACCTTAGTCTCACCAGAAACATAGAATACTTCTCTACTATTGTCTGCTTCTTTTATGTTATTATACAATACTTTGCCATGTTTGTCAACATATTGGAACAGCAACAGAGTGTTCCCTTCCAAGGACAATGACAGATTGGTGATGAATTTGTTTCGTGTCTGACTATTGACCAGATAATCCATTTCATCTTGATACTTTTGTTTGACAACAACCTTAGAGTTTTCTTTGGTATGTTTTAATATCAGCGCTTTAATAGAAAACTTCGCTACGTTACCCTCATCCATTAGGGTCTTTGTTGTGGTGACTTTTTTGACTGCCCCAAACAAACCTTCTAACACTAACTTGTGAGTCTGTGTCCCGTCAAGTGTACCAGTAAATCCAAACCGATACCCACACTTATCTAAATTGGTTAGGATTGTAGTCAGTGATTTTGCTTTAAACTGGTGCGCTTCGTCTCCAATAACAACATCAAATTGATCAAACCAATCCTTCGGTTGCTTGTAGATAGACTGCCAAGTGGATATTATGATAGGTCTATCAGTATTTTTATCGGCCCCAGCCATAATTTGGTGTATCTGCGTTTCGGAATCAAACCCATAATCTATAAAGTCTTTGAACAACTGACTAACCAAAGATGTTGTAGGAACAATAATGAGTGTTTTCCCCATTAGATATTTTGTAACTAAGTATATGACCAAAGACTTACCGGAAGCAGTGGGTGACAGTAAAACCGCCCTACGCCGTCGTATGGAGTGTACAAACGCATCTATTTGGTAGTCTCTAACTTCGAATGGTAGGCTTAACCCACTAATAAATTGCTTTGCTTCGTGTACAGAGAACTCTTCCTCAATGTCAATAGAATCGTCAAGTTCGAACTCATAATCACGTTCTTTACAGAATTGTTCTATGTAGTCAATCAGCCCATAATAAAGAGTTCTGTTCTGCGTATGGAATAACCGAATCTTCCCATCCCAAACTTTCATTTTATATGATGGCATAAACTTGTAGCCAGGCACATAAAAGCAAAAGTATTCATTCAACTCTCTTGCTTCACCATCACCACAATGAACTACCGCATAAACTTCATCGTATTTACCAACAACAATCTTTGACACTACAACTCACCACCTGTTAATTTCATATAGTCTATTGCGTTCTTAATTTGGAAGTTTCTTTGATTTAGATTTTTTACAATCTCTTCCAACAACGACATTTTTTCTCGCTGATTCACGATCTTAATATTTGTCTGGATAATATCTTGGTCCGACTGGATATACATTTCAGACTCTGCCTTCAAAAGAATCTTATCGAAAGGAATCCAATTGCGAGATTTAAGTTCTTCTTCTGACATTTTACCTGTATAGTATTCATGCTTGGCTAGATACATGTCCTTGCTTCGGAATTCTCCGGCCTTCAATCTCCGTCTTTCCTCATAATAAATCTTCATATACTTACTATGAAGCACCGGAATCTTTAATGATTCTGTACCAAGACTAGTTGGATCTAATACCGAATCTTTTTTCCACTCATCAATAATTTCATCTAAAGTCATAATATTCCTACGTATATTCACAAATTACATTATTATACCACACTTCGGGGGTTAAGTCAATTTTGTCGCTGTCATATATGTGAATGCGAATGTCGCCGAAGTTGTTTGGAAGTCTTGCGCTTCCGATGTGCTGAATTGAAACCCTGTCAGTTCTATCGGAAAGATATCAACAAACTTAACCTCAACATTGGTGTTATTGCTGTTAGTCTTGATGAGCAAAGTCGCATCAGATGTGATGGAATTCTTTTTGCCAGGCTGACTTGTCAATATACCAAGTTTGTCGAACGATGTCGGATTACCAAGATTTGTCATCCAAGAATACAACTCAAACCACGATAACATGTCTTCATCAACAATATATGTAATCTGCAATTGTTCGTATGTCAACTGATTGCTTGGTGTATACACCGTAGTGAACGGGGTTGGAGTTTGGGTCGCGCCCAGAGTAATACTAGGCAACAAAACACCCTGAACATAGAATGTAAAGTTTGGGAGTCTTTCGATAACAAATTCGTATTTATTGTTAGGTAAAAAACTTGGATTTAATGGTGTTGCCATAAACTTATTCCTCTTTAGTATACCTATTTATAACACAAAAAAAAGGGAGCCCCTCGAAAGAGACTCCCTTAAAACGTAACGATAACTCGTTGTTATTTTTGTTACAGGTCTTACATAAGATTCGTGATCTTGAAGATTCTGTAGTAGGTATTCGATCGATTTGTGATCGAACCATCAGTGCTAGAAGGTGCCGTTTCAGTAGAACGTGCAAACGGATTTGCAACCATACCGTAACGAGTCTTAAAGCCAATTTTTGGTTGGAATGTATCTTGACCAACCGCACGTACCATCTGGAGAGGAACGTAAGGGCAGTAGAACAAACCAGCGTCATATGCAGAAGAACCCTTGTAACCAAGACAAGCGTACTGACTACCATTCGTACCGGAGAAGTAAGGATCGATATAAACTTTAATACGACCATTCATAACACCAGCGAAGGTAGAACCCGTGTCATCAACCTGAAGGCTGTTAGACAAAGCAGGAGTGTAATCCAAAACACCAGCCATCTGAAGTGCAGAAGCAACGTCAGAAGAACAGATGAGGATATTACCCTTACCACGACGAGTATCTTTAGCGATTTGGTTTGCTTCGCGTTCGATTTGGAACATCAAACCCTTGAACTTCTCTACTGACCAACGGCCGTTAGCATCGACATCAAGGTCGAAAGTACCAGCAGAAGCAGTATCAGAAGCACCCAAAACAGCAGACCAGTTAATCGTTCGAATAACTTCACGGTTAATTTCCGCGAGGATTTCGGTAGAAAGAATGTTAGCGAGTTCTGATTCAGCGTCAAGACCATGAACAGCTTTAAGATCTTGTGCTAATTCCATTGTGTACTCAGCTTTCAGAGCACGACTCTTAGCGGTTACAGAAACCTTGTCGATACTGAATGCCATTTCAGCAAACTGATTACCAGCAACGTCACCGAGTGCTTCACTTTGAGCAGTAGACATACCACCAGCTTTTGTGTAACCACCAGCAGCAAATGGGTCTGTTGCGGTGCTTGTTGCAACGACACTACCAGGCACGTCTTGAGCGGCGTTCTGACCAGAGAAGTTAGAATCAGCTTCTGCGTGGAATGCTTCATCGCCACTCTGTGACGCATACTGTGATTTCATCGCAAAGATCAAACCAGTAGGACCAGACATTGGCTGAACAGCAGCAACATCATATGCGATGAGGTTAGGCATAGCACGACGAACCAATGAGATTAACACTGGATCTACGAAGTTGATGGGGCCAGTTCCGGTACCATTAGATGCGCCCATATCGTTTGTGGGTGCGGCTTCGTTTAATAAGTTTGTTGGTTGATGATAACCGCCAGACTGAGATTCCCGAGTTGCAACTTCTTGGTTTTCAAGTAGTTGTGCAATTACGGCTTTTTTGTGCGAGTCAGTGATCTTAGGCATATCAGCATGCTCAAGAATTGGTGACCATTTTTTCTGTAAAATATCTGTTGACATAGTTTTCTCCTTCGAAAAATTCTAAATACTCTGTTTTTATTTATAAAAAATTAACTTTTGACTTGGCGTGAAAGATTGTTAACATAACTGGACATGAGAGGTGATGTTGTATCTTCTACAATTTCGTTAGTTAAATCTTCAACTAAACTCTCTTGAACAGAAGATGATGTTTCTTCCGATCCCGTAAAGTATTTCTGTTTGATCAATTCCAATTTTTCTACCAAATCAGATTCGGTATTGAATTCGACATTTTCAGACAGAGATTTAAATTTCTCAACCTGAACTTCAGTCAAACCTTCGGAAGCTTGTTCGATAACATTTACTTTCTTCAATGTTGCAAGTTGTTCAACCAACTTAACATTTTCACTGATGGCGTTGTCAAGCTCACCCTTAAGAGAAGTAACTTCT